GTCATACGTAGTAGCTTGCGAACCAATGAGGCCTGATGCTGCACCAGCAGCCATCTTCTCAAGAAGAGGAGCACCTACTCTAGCGCTAACACTAGGCAGGGCAAGAGCTGGGGCTACATTACCTAAGCCATACATAATACCATGCTGCTCTTGTGCAGCTCTATCTTGTATAGAAGGGTCTCCTGCTGTCATTACAGCATTCCCAAGAGGATTCTTTTGTATCTGATTTTGCAGAGTTCCTGGCTTAAGGCCAGTATAAGGTGAAGACATTACCTCACTAAACTGAGTAGCAGCCTTTGGAAGACTTAGAGCGAAGTTAGCAGCCCCACGAGCGGCACTCTCAAACATGCCAGGAGGACTTATAGCTTCCACTGGAGTGGTTGTGGTGGGAGTAGCAGGTGCTATAGCAGGTTCTAAAGCATCAATGTGTGAGGCTATCTCATTTGCTGCTTCAATATCACCAGCAGCAACAGCCTTCTTACCTGCTTCAATATATTGTTCCCTTGTATATGGCATTAAATGTTCCTACTGGAAGTATTTAGAGGCAGAAGGTGATAACTCGGTCTTCTTGCCAGAAGCTTTAGCACGAATGCGAGCAGTAGCCTTATCAATTTCTTGAAACAGATTGTATGAAGCAGAAGCTCTCTGTCTAGGTGTGGCATCAGGGTCTGCTAAAACAGTTCTATATCCCTCAATCTTCTTGCCTTCTCCTTCAGTTAGAGAACCAAAAGTGGCCCCTTGTGCTTTAGAGCCAATAAGCTGGTCAATAAATTCTCGACTAGCGATTTGCTTGCGTAAGGTGTCTATTTCTCGACCACTAGGACGAATAGACGGAAGTCCCGCAGTAATGCCAGAGGTTAGTGAGTTAGTCTCTCCTGCTGTCATTGTAGCAGGGTTAAACTGCGTTGAGGTAGGATCTATCTGCATACCAGTAGCGTTATCACGTACTGGGTAGAAGTTCATGTAGCTACGAATAACATCCTTGTACATTTTGGAGTTGTCTTCAGCTCCAGGCAGGGCATTAGCAGCATCAGCCTGTGCTCCACCTTCTACACCACCAGCTGCTTTAGCTGCTGCTAAAGCACGTTGTGCCTCTGGATCCTGAGAGGCCATTACAAATCCTGTAGCATCAGTAATACGCTTTCCTGTAACATCTTGCAGGAACTGGTTTCCTGCCTTATCTTGACGTAACGTGGCATAGCCACCAGTTTTAGGATTTACAAACACAGGAGCATTAACACCAAAGTCTGCACTGCCTTGTGTGGAGGGGTCAAGTTTTGGGTTGTATGTAGCAGAAGTTGGTATATACGGATTAGCACTTGGATTAGCAGTAGTATCAGGGAACTGAATACCAGTGTACCCTTTAAGGGCGTAGTCCTTATAAATATCACCTTGCCTAGCTTGCAGCTCTGTCTTTGCTTTACGCTCAGCAGCATTCTTTTCTGTCTCTGCTTGTATCTGTTGCAAACGTGCTTGTCTCCCAGATAAGAGAGCTGTAGCTAAACTCTGTCCACCATTCATCCTACCATCATTAGTAGCAAGGAGAGAAAGGCCTGTAGACAGAGGATCAAACTGCTGTGAGAATTGATTAAAGAGTCCTTCAGCCATTAGTATAGGCCTCCAAAGTTATTCATAAAAGAAGGGCCTGCTTGTGCAGGAAGAGAACTTCTAGCCAATGGGCCTTGCCCTTGTACGTAGTTTACAGGATTTACACCCATAGGGGTAGTAGCAGGATGTAGTTGTTTCCACAAGGAAGCTCCTTGCCCTACTAGAGCACCAATGTCACTGCCAGAATCTTGCTGTTGTTGCGGAGCAGGAGCCTCCATAGGCTTCATAGGCTGTACATAGTTTGTAGGAGCAATCTGCTGTATTTGAGGAAGTTGTTGCATCAGGTGTGGGTTTGCTAGGTAATCCATTAGAGTAGGCATATTAGGCACTCAGGGCTCCTATTACGCCCCCTGCTGCTGCCCCCCAAGGGCCAAAGGCACTTCCTGCCATAGCACCACCAAGCGCCCCTTGTAGGGGGCTACTATCATTTCCAGTCTGGGTAACACCCGTCTCACCAATAAAAGGAGCTACAGCTTGGTTACGTAAATTACCAATACCCTGTAGACGTTGAAGCTCGGCTTGCTGCTGCAAGAGTTGGTTCTGGTTAGCCTGTGTCTGGATATCACGTTGTTGCATACCAACAGCATTGAGGGTGTTAGAAGGAGCCAGTTGTTGTTGTAGCAGATTTCCACCCAAGCCTCCAGCTGCTTGTAGAGAAGCTAATCTGTTCTGGTTAGCATTAGCTAACAGAGCTGTCTGCTGTTGCCCTATGCTCTCTGCTGTGCCACGAGCTGCAATACCTTCTGCAATACCCTGGCGACTTGATCCTGCTTGCCCTGCCATGACAGAGTTGGTACGCAAACCTGGCATAATATTCTCTTGCAAGTTCCTATTACCTAGCTGTGCAGCCTGTGCAAGCTGCGCCTGCAATACAGGGTCTTGGGATGATCCAAAGTTAGAGAGCTGATTATATAGGCTCTGTTGTCCTGCTACAGTGTTCTGTTGCCCTTGTGCAGCATTTAGAGCTGCCTGCTGGCTTTGGTCAATAACACTATTACTTCCCAAGGCTAGCTGTGTGTTAGGGTCTAGGGCCCTATTGAGAATAGGATTGGCCCCAGCTTCGTTAAAGCTGTTCTTTAGTCCACCACGTGCCCATCCAGGAACCGTTGGGGTTCGTGTAGTGGTTGATCCTCCACCTTTATATTTCTTACCCCTGATAAGTTTACACATTAATATCTCTCCTCAAAAACACTGCTGCTTTTACAAAACCACACTTCTTGTACACTTTCTCAAACCCAGGTCTTCCAGTCATAATTACAGAAGAACATTCATTTATCTTGCCAAACTCTGCTACAGCATCAGCTACTTTCTCTATCCAGCTTTCTACTCCAGTACCACCTAGATGCACTGCCTCTACTACTTTGGCACTTGGGTAGATGTGGATAGCTGTAGTGAAAGCTGCTGTAAGCTCTCCAGAAGAGAATACCAACCAGAGGTGATGTCTTCCTTCTAACAGAGCCACTTTAATATCATTGGCTGTATAGCCTGGGTATACGTAAGTAGCTTCTTGTAACCACTTCTCTACGAAGGGCCATGCTTGTTCTACTTGTTCCTTGTAGATGAATTTTATTTCTATCATTATAAATCCAGTGTCACTCCGACACGTTCACTGCCTTCCATGTCAGCCACAATAGTGTTCTTCGTGTTATTAATGTCTCGGAATGTCACTGTAGCAGCACCACCACCTAGATCAACAATGCTGGTTTGACCTGCTGCAAACCCAGATAGTAAGTCCATTATCTGATTAGCTGAGTAGCCGGTAGACAATATCTCAGCCCATACAGCTGTAGCTAGAGACTCTGGTGATAACTCTGTATATGGCAGAATATCTCCTGCCAGTGCTCCTGTAGCTGTAATAGTGCCATCTGTGGATAGGGATACAGTAGCATCACCAAGAGCGCTCACAATAGCCCCGAGGATAGGGGTACTAGTTGTTATGCTAAAAGTAGCATCACCTGCTGCTGCAAGAGCACCTGCTAGAGTGGCAGAAGTACTAAGTGTGAATGTTATGGCACCACTAGCAGATACAATGAGCTGTAAGTCTGCATTAGGCACTGTGAATGTAATAGTGGAGGAGCCTGAGATGTTAATGCCCATAGCCCCTGCTGCACTTCCAGACATTGTAATACGTGCAGTGCTCGGGGCTCCTAGACCTCCGGCCTTTGGAGCAGGGAATACAGCATATGATGTATTGTACCCATTATACCATGCACTCTTACCAGTTTCTCCAATGATATTGGCGTCAGTAGTATAAAACTTGTGTATGCAGGTAGCCTTGAACACAGCATGAGGATTAGAGAATGCTACTCCCCAAGCAGAAGCTGTATTCCTATTTACCTGTGCATAATTTGCTAACAGCACTTACTTAGTTCCACACGAAGTTGAAATAGCCAGAAATAGCAGCGTTTGCAGGGGTTGCCACACCAGAGCCTAATAAGCCATATAAGGCTGCTCCATCATACACACGAGGCAAGGAAGGTAGGCCAAACATGAAGTTTTGCTCTGCTGCCAAACCAAGAGTAGAGAGAGGTACTTGTGCAAGTTCTTTCACCAGAGCTACTGTGTATTCACCTGATACGTAGCTAGTAGCATTCTGAATAGTATCTATCTGTGCAATACCAGCATCACCCGCTTGTAAAGGAACTTGGTAGTTGTACTTACCAGCACCTGTAGCACCTGTATAAATAATATGGCTATTAGATGCTGCTGTCTTACCTACAGGAAGAACAGTAGGGGTAGCTCGTGAAGCTGCCTGTGAAGAGTTGGTGTAGCCTAATGACAAGTTAGGTGTTGCAGCACCAAGAGCTGTGGCGTTAGAGTTAAAGATGATTGCCTGTACGCCAGCACCATTGGTATAGCGTGGCAGGAGCCACCATATAGTGTGTGTTCCTGTGCCAGCATCCGTGATGTTAATAGCTGTACCAGCAACGGCATTAGCATAAGAAGTAGCAAGTTTAAAGGTTGAATCAGAAACCTTAATAACATAGTAGTCTGTGGCTGTAGCCAAACCCGCCGGAAGTGTGGTGGTTGTGGTAAGACGTACTTTTGTACCCACGAGGATGTTGCTCGGGAAGTTTGCTGTAGAGCTGTAGGTACAAATATCTGTACTGTCATCTGCTGTGAAAGTATCTGACTGTCCGAGAGTGGTTATAGTATTAACACATGCCTGTGCTGTAGTGGTTGTAACAGCAGTAAGACGATAGAAGCCAATAACATCAACCAATGCGAAAGTAGCAGGAACAACGGTTGCAGCGGCAGTTACAGCAGAGCCAGAAAGCAGATACTTATAATAGGTTGGTTGCACTGCCCCACCATGTGGCATAGTGCCAGCGCTGGTGGTAGTATCCTTAACAGGCTGGAAGTTTAGTGCTGTACCAGCATTGAATATAGCATCAGCCGGAGGGTTTCCAGCCCCACGGAACAATGTGTGCCATTCATTAGCCACAGCAGCCGCCGTGGGGTTGAAGTTCTTGCCCCAGTTAGAGCGAAAGGTCTGCCCTGCTGTCAGGGCAGAGATTATTTGGTCATTAGAGGCAAAGCCTGGCATTATTTATTCTCCTAGTTCCATATTGATATTAAGTTGCCCCGTAGTGCTACTCCAGACATAGAGCCTTGTGGAAGGACAATTGGGCTTATAAAGGCATCATCTACTATCACTGGCATCTCGGATGCCATAATAAGAAAGTCTTTCTCATATACAGCATCTACACCACGTAATGATGTACTTGCTAGAGGCTTACAAAGTACAATGGAGAAGAACCCAGTGTCTGCACCTAGCATGGTTACAGACTCAACACTACGTACTCCTGTGTCACCATCTTGCAGTGTTATGAATGGAGAAGCCCCATTCACAGAGGTAGTACTGGTAGTAACAATAGATCCAGGTGCTGCTGCTGTGTTCTGTGTCATAACACCAGAGGTTCTTCCTGATACTCCGGCCTGATTGGTATAGGACACTGTGAACTGCTGTCCACCTGTACGAGCAGAGATGGTCACAGCCATCATCTGCACACCAGCTCCTGTTGTATACCTAGGTAGGGTGTTGGTGTTGGTCATCACCTGTGGGTCTGTTACACTATCTTCAATGGTGGGGTAGTAAAGTAGGTAGTCCATCAGTATTACGTTGAGAGGTAGGGGAGTAGCCCTTACGCATTGCAAGCGCACACTACGTAAATACTTTGTGTACCCATCCCCGCCTACGTCTGATCCGTGAAAGATACCACCATCTGTAGACTGCCTAATCTGCTGTGCTGTTAGAGGGGCAGCGTCAAACCATTGCTTCGCTCTAGGATTTCCAGAAGACCCTGTAAGGTCAAACCAGACACCTGCTGTGGTAGTCTGGGTTACATTCTTGACCCATTCAGTTGTTCGTGATCTACCCTCTAGCTGTGCATCTACAGCATCTTTTACTGAGGCTACAGTCATTAATCTACCGTAGCAGTCATTGCTGAAGCAGCAAACTGTGGTTGAATACCATTAGACACAGATAAAGAAGACGACAAGGCACCAGACAGAATAATCTGCCCTGCACCAGCAGAAGAAGTGCCAATACTGAAGTAGGTTAATGTATTGCTACCACCAGAGCACTGTGGAAACTGTACCAGAGCCACATTAGACATTGTAGATCCACTACGTGACCAGCCTGCTCCAGAACGAGCAACAGCTACACGCGCATATGAAGTATATGTAGCCTCACTCGTTGTCTGATCTCCAGCCTCACCAGGGTCTGCTGTATGCAGGGCAATATATAAGCTACCTGCCGTAGCACTATTTTGTAAACCTCCAGCATCCCCTACGTTAGCCCAGTCTGTGTTAAGAAACACAAGATCAAGAAGGGCTTGTTCTGCTGCATTCGACATTGACATATTCTATTCCTCTTGTTATTATTTTATTACCAGCCACCAGGCATATAGGAGCCACTAGGTGTTATTTCTATATAATTGCCCTGCTCATTTAAGTAAGCAGTAGCACTGCCCCCTGTAGCCAGTGTTACTCCCATGACACTACTTGGGTTAATATCTCCAAGAGTTACTGTGAGTCTTGGGTCAGCAGGGTCTCCATCACTGATAGCAGAGACACCATTAGCAGTAGTGATACCTATGCTTTGTACTGAGCCTGTTCCACCAGAGATGGATGCTCCTAAAAGTGACCAAGACCCAGCAATATAAGCATATACGCCCGCACCACTGCCTGGGTTCCAATCCGTACCATCAGCTTTAGCTACTTGTCCTTCTCGTGGTGACGCGGGAGCAACATGCAAAGTATCTAGCTGTAACCCATTTCGCAATAGGTCAAAAGCTACAGAGACTCTGTTTAGCTCCTCCGATAAATAACGGAGTAGTGCATCACCAGTGATAGCTCTTGGGTAGGTGGGGCTGTATAACTTACTACCTACAGCCATTACACATCACCACTAACTTGTCCCTTGAGTACCATAGAGGAGAGCTCCCACTGGTCATCACCAGCAGAGTATATAGACATCCCTAAGTTATAGCCCCAAGCATGGCAGTTTATCTTCCTATCTGTACCTATAACAAACTGTGCTGTAGATACATCATTTACAGCTCCAAGTACTCCCCTATCTCCGAATGTAGTGATATACACAGTACCAGTACCCCTGAAATTTGGGTATATCTCATACAGGTGTTTTATTTTGTCTGGGGCATCAAAGTTTAACCCTGGGTGGGTTACAAATGAAAAGAAAGCTTCTCCATCATCCTCCGTGGCTTCTACTAATACCTTATGCCCTACCGTATCTGGATAGAGAAGCTTAAAGTTATCTACTGCGGCTGTGCTGGAGTCCCATGCCCCAAAGTCAGTATCCCACGTGCCATTGTCTGCATCCCATGTCTCATCAGCTGCTGTGGTAGACCTAACACGCCCATAGGCTGCACAAGTAGCTTCGGATATTGTCCTGCTTGATAGAGTGTCATTCTGGTAGTTCCAGACAAGAGCTAGGTTAGGGTAGGTGGCTGTTTCATCTGCCCAGCAAAATAAGCATTCTTTTCTGGCTACATCTGTAACGCAGAAGCTTTTTCCAACCTTGCTGGGGTCAATTCTACCATATACAGCCTCACGTGCCTTATCTTGCAAAATTGATCTTTTCGTATTGCCATTATGCACATATATATCATTATGATCTGCTACGAAGTGTCCCTCTGGAAACATGGTGACACAGTTCTGAGATAGAATTCCGACATCATTGAATACTGTGGAGAATCTCATGACATACTGTCCACCAACAAGCTGCATAGCAACTACACTATCATCTTTATATATCATAAAGGAGTCACCTAGAGGCATTCCGTCAATAACTTCTCCATCCGACTCTGATAGAGAAACTTCCCCAGCCTCTAACGTGGGGTCTGTAATATCCCAGTTGGGTAATGCTCCAGGGTCGGCGGCAGTAGACCATCTGACACTCTGTGGGTAATCATCTGCTCCATTAGTTAGATTAAGAGCCACTAAATACTGCTTAAATGGGCGTAAACTCTTACATCGCAGTGTTGAAGGCCATGCACTCCCGCCTGTAGGGAAGTTAGCCATTGTAGTGCTAGCTGTTCCCATATATTGAGGTATATCTACCCCATTATTCAATATGGCTACATCACCAAGGATGCAGCTAGTCCACTGAATAGCATCAGTAGCTGAATAAGGTATGGATACGAGAGGTGAGCCTGCAACTCGTGTTACATCTGTGTGTTCTGCACCATCCCATCTGTATATATTGGTAAGGGAGGCCCACAACCAGTAGTCCTGTGTACTTGTACTCCACCCTAGTAGGTGGTGTATATCATCAGCAGGGGCCTCTAATACCACTGTATATATAAAAGCGTCCCCCACAATGAAGTCTGGGTTTCCATCTTCTATAGTGAACTGTATTTGTGGTGAAGCAAATCGCGTTCCTACAGTGGCTGTGCCAATATCTCCACTAACACTGCCTACAACAGAAAATGTACCACTATTTGAGGCAGTCGCTGTACAAGTTATTGTTATGATTTCTTCTACAGTTGCTTCACCTGCTGTAATATTAGCAACAGACCCCGTTCCTGTATTAGCTGGTGAGTGTGCCCCCAATGTGAATGAGTATGCTTGCAGTGTTCTAACTCTACCTCTGCGCTTCTTTACCTGCCCTCCCTCAAATACAATATTAACACCAATGTGCCAAGAAGATATAGGGACTAATTCTGGCACTAGGTCTGGGAGAATTCCCAGAGGTGCTTTTATGGGGAGAGAGGTTAAAGCCACAAATTATCCATAATAGTACGTAGTTACAGAGCCTCCGTCAAAGGAGCCCCCAGAAGTACCGCTGAATTGCACTACAGACAAGTCATCAATGAGAGTTACCTGCCCTGTACCAGTAGCCCCATAATCAATAGCACTGTATGATTGTGAGTAGGAATGTATACCCCACTTGTAGCCATCCAGTTTAGTAAGCGTGACAATAGTGTGGAGGGTCTCTGTATTACTACGTCCAACATCTAGTATGGCATGAGTTCCAGCGGTTGCCCATAAGGTTCCTGATGAAGTAGATGTTACGCTAACACAGCCAATATAACCGCTAGTCTGGTAGGCAGGGCCGGACGTTCCAAGCTGCATACGCAGCTCATCTGCACCACTAAAGGAGAGCCCATTAAAGTGAAACTCTACTTTTGTAGCTGTGGTTGGTATACCTGAAATTGTGACTGATGTTCCTGAAGTTGTGGCTGTGTCCCCTAACTTCGTCAAGGTGCCGCTAGTTTCCCATGCTGGGTTAGCTCCTGCACCATTCGTTTTCAGAACTTGTCCGTCAGTACCTGGGGATAAAGCCGCCCAAGTAGCAGCTCCGCGATAGAGTATACTACCTTGCGTAGTACTTGCCCAGTCAAGAAAATCAGTAAGAGACACGAGCTCTGTGGGGCCAGACCCTGCTGTTTTTCTTCCTATTACACGTTGGGTGGTAGCTACACTATCATCAAGTTTGGCGGAGTCCAGTGCTGTCCCAAAGTCAGTCAGGTCATCTAGCTGAGTCTGTATGCTGCTAGTAACACCATCAACGTAGTTGAGCTCAGTATGAGTGGCGGTTACAGCCCCCGTTATATTAGGAAAGGTATTCTTTATAGTAGACTTCAGAAGGCGTATATGGTTGTCACCTTCACGCTTCTGGTCAGACCCTGTTGGGCTTGTGGTAATTAACCCATCAATATAGGTAGTGGTTTCTAGTGACATCTACGCGCTCCTAATAACTAAAGGTGTACCACTCCATTGCTCTTTTTCAGCATAGGTAATGGCTTCTGCCAGGCGTGACTGAAAGAGATTCTCCCAGTAAGTAGAACGCTCATCATCATGTATCATCTTGTATGCCTCAGATAGGCCACCTGCTACCAATACATCAAAGTATTTCTTGGAGATCATGTTGGTGTCAGTGCCCGTGTATAGGTATGCTACCTGTGCTGTATAAAGTACTTCAAAGGTGTCCTCTGTGGCTGGATTAGGGCCTATGTCAAGTGTATTACCTACAATGCAATACTCATATGGAATAGTGCCATTGTTGGCTGTTTGCTGTTTTCCACGTACTGTGGAAAGATTACCGCGTACAAGAGTGTTACTATAGGATCCTCTGGTACAGATAACAGCCTTAACTTCTATATAATCAGCAGGGAGGGTGTAAGGTAGGTCTGCTGTAGTTAAACTCAGTAGAGTATCCATTTCTTGGGTGGATAGAGCCCTAGCAATACGAGATAGTGCTGTATTAACTGCTGTAGCCATCCCAGGAGAATCCCAAGTAACACTACGCTGGTAATAAGAATCCATTGCCAAGACAATGTCGGAAAAAGTGTTGCTGGTATATACTATAGGCATTAATTCTTTCTCCCATCAACTCTAAAGAACCTGTACTCAGGGTCATTGAGCTTGGCCTTAATATACTTTTTGAAGTCCTCATTGTGCATCTGAGGAGGAAATTGCGATCCTGTTTTTTGTTGGAATTCTTTCATCCATTTATGGAGGACAACTAGAGGAATACACGCTTTATGTTCTCCCATGATGTGGCGGGTGCCACGGGACTTGCTGTGCTTATTAATCTGATTAGCACTATACATGCGCTTATTGGCATCTATAATTGGGGTGATATCCTGAAATGTTTCTATAATAGTCTTGTCTTCGTGTTGGTCATAGTGCACACGTTGATATAAGTCTTCACCTGGGTATACCAGTTTCTGTTCCATATTATTCTTATTCTTATTATGAAGAGAAAGCCCCTCTTGCGAGGGGCCTTGTCTAGCTTACTATCAAGTAATAGTGCAATCCGCAACCATGCCTGAAGCTGCTTCTTGACGTGATTCCAGTGTCAATTCAGCAAGCAACATGCGTTTGGTGCTGTCACCCGTTTTTGCCAACTCTTGTTGCTGGAAATCACGGAAGTATGCAACTGCCCACATATCCATATCCAGTACCCACACGTCTTGTTCACGTTGAAAACGGTTAGGAACTACAGACAGCTCACCAAAGTCAGACACATAGATGTCAACAGCATTGACAATCTTACGATCTGAAGCATCTTTGTAGCGAGTTGCATTGCCTACAAAAGCAGTGATTTTAGTCTTGTTGACAGGGCCGCACATAATCATGTTTGGCTCACCACCACTTGCCCAAGCACCACGA